GGATACTTGAGACCCGCCGGGTTATTCATAATACGAGTCACAGTACCACTCGCATTCTCAGCGTACAGCGCCATGTCTGCGTTGTTAATGTTGAACCCGAGTTCACCTGGAACCAAGTTAGCTGCTAGTGGTACTGCGCTCGCAGTCGTTGTGCGATACAGTTGAATAGGTGTAAATCCTGGTTGTGCCATTTTCGTTTACCTCAAGTTTTCAAGTTTGTAAAGGGTTTTCATGTGTAACGCTGTGAGTTCATCAAGGATGTTCTCAAGAGCAGGTACACCTTTGGCCAACCGGGCACGGTTCTCATTTAGCCAAATTATATCATCATGAACCATTTTGGCAACGTCTTTTTCCTGCCCGGCGACGTCTCCGATGATACCGAAAGTACCTTGGTAAGCCTCGATGAACTTGTCAAGCGTATCAACTACATCCTCATAGTAATGGCCGAGAGCTTTATGCTGAGAGTAAGAGTTGGTTTTCCAGTGCTCAATGTGAGACGCGTCTCTGGCGTGGAATACCTTTTCAATTAGTGTTTCTACCATCAGAATGCACCTCCGTCAATACCGGCCCAAGAGGGAGCCGAAGTGCCGTTGGAGATCAGCACTTGACCGGCAGTTCCGTTGGCCAAAAAGGCTGTAGCTCCGGCTCCAGTTTGATAGGGTATCTGACTAGCAATCCCCCCAGCTAAATTCGTCGCTGTTGTTGCGCTTGTCGCGCTAGACGCTGAACCGACTGAGAGAGTAGACTGCGCCACCCAGCTAGGAGCCGCCGCGCCATTTGCCTTCAAAACAAAGTCAGCGGTGCCCGCAGCGAGCATGGCGGTTGTCCCCGCCCCGCTCTGATACGGTAGCGTTCCTGCCGAACCACCTGCGATGTTAGTCGCAGTGGTCGCTGAGGTGGCGCTCGTGGCCGTAGTGGCGCTACCCACCGTAACGCTAGCCGGATCAGTCCAGACCGGTGCAGTACCGTTAGATGTTAGAATACGACTTGATACGCCGATAGGGAGACGGTCAAGCGACGTTGACGTATTAGCAAAAACCAAGTCGCCGGTTGCGTAACCCGTGATACCCGTACCGCCGTTGGTTGGTGAAACAGGTGTGGTGAGGCTGAACTGTGTACCAGTGAGCGTGAGGCCTGTGCCAGCCGAGTAAATCTGCGCCGACGATATCTCCGCAAAGGTGATGTTTGTCGTGCCGAACGTAATGGTTCCGGGGGTGTTGCAGGTGTAAGTAGTACCCGCGCCAGTCGTGCCCTGTTGGACAAAAACAGTCGAGCCTTCGCTCAGACCGTCTGGGCTAGCGCTGACGAAAGTGTCCGCGTCACTGGAACGCGTCAGTACCCAGTTTGTCGAGACCGAACCCACATCGGTCACAACGTAGATGCCGTTCTGTGTCTGCGTGGTCTGTTGATAGATCAGGACGCGGTCAGCAACATTAAGCGTAACGCCGTCGATAACCAGCGCAGCTTGAGTGCCAGCATTGGTTAGGGTAGCGCCAACTCCGGCAGTGCCGTTGTTGTATGTCGCGTTCAGGTTGGTCGGTGCCTCGACTCGCACAGGTTCGTGAAAGTGGATGCCGGTTGAGGCTACTGTATCGACGTACTGCTTGGTTGCCGCTTGCAGCGCCAGCGTCGGGTCTTGGGTTAGCGTAACCGAGGTCAAGCCAGCAAGAGTTGTAGTTGTAGCGCCGAGAGCAACTGAAGTCGTGCCGATAGTCAGTGAGCTGTTGCTGAGTGCGGCGTTAGGGATGCCGGTGAAATTGGTGCCGGTCAGCGCGGGCGCAGTGCTATAGCTGGGTGTTGTACCGCCAACCAGAACCCCGGAAGCGGTGGCGAGCATCGCCGTGACACCCGCGCCTGTTTGATACGCGATTGAACCCGCCGCGCCGCCAGTTAAGTTGTTAGAAGAACCGGCAGTAAATGCTGAGCCAGTGCCGGACAAACCGGTTCCAGGACCAGAAAACTGAGTCGTTGCTGTAATCGTGGTTCCGGTAACCGCTGCCGGAGTAGAACCACCGATGACCGCGTTGTCAACTGTACCGCCGTTAATGTCGGTCGTTGTCAGCACGGTTGAATTCAGAGTCACCACACCGGTGCCGTCAGCTATGCTACCGGCAGCGGTGCCGTCTTTAGCTTTCAGGTTCGTAACTTCAAGATTAGTTGCGTCTACCGTGGTCGCGTTTACGGTGGTGATATTACCCGTGGTTGCCGTAGCGGTTGTGAACGTAGCCGCCGCTGCGCTAGAGCCGCCGATGACCGTGCCGTCTACCGTACCACCGTTGATGTCAGTCGTCGTGAGTACAGAAGAGTTAAGCGTAACGACACCGGTAACGTCAGCAATGCTACCCGCAGCCGTACCGTCTTTAGCCTTCAGGTTCGTCACCTCAAGGTTAGTCGCATCAACCAAAGATGCAGTGACGTCGGTCGCATCAACAGTCGTGAATACGCCGCTAGAAGGCGAAATAGCGCCAATGGTGGTGCTGTTGATAGTGCTCCCGGTGATCACTTTACCGGACAAAGCGGAAGGAATGTCTAAGTTAGTTAGCGAACGGAAAGTGGGAGTCGCAGCCGCACCACTGGAAGGCCCGGACAATACGAGATTTGCGTTCTGCGCAGCCCAAGCGCCTGTCAACGTGCCGCTGGTTGTTACAGGCGAGCCGGTAACAGTAAAATCAGTGGGCAGCGCGAGTCCGACCGAAACCACCGTACCGGTGCCGGGCACAGAACCCCAAATCAAGTTCGTACCGTTCCAGTAAAGAACGGTGTTAGAAAGCGTTGGAGCCGGAACAAACCCGGTCGTGTTTAAGGCGGTTTGGTAGAGTAGCTGGTTTGCTGCGCCACCGTTGATGTTGTCAGCCTGCCCAACGTCTAGCGCATTTTGATCCGCCCAAGTGTATTGACTAGTACCGCCTGAAAGCAAAACCTGCCCGGCAACACCCGGAGGACCAACGTACAAGCCGTCGGCACCTGACCAAATTATTGCGCCCGCGTTAGCAACAAGGCTACGCCCGGTACCCCCGTTGTCAAGACCTAGCAGCCCGTCCACCTGATTGTCATCAGCTAGATCAATAGCAGGGTGTCGGTGATCAGCGCGAGAAATATTGGTAGATACGCCAGCAGAGCCGGTAGTGTTAAGAGTAAGCGGAGTCGCACTTGAAAGGTTAGCATTTAGCGTGACGTTGCCCGTAAGAGCGCCGCCCCCGTTCAAACCAGTTCCGGCGATGACTTGCGTGCTCGTAGGAACACCACCACCGCCTGAAGCCGGTATAGTAGTCGCCGCCGTGACGCGACCTTGAGCATCAACAGTGAATACCGGGATGTTAGTAGAGGTTCCGTATACGCCGGGTGTAACGCCGGTGTTAGCCAGCTGAGTTGGGCCAATGCCACCTACCGCTACGCTCAAGGTCACGTTACCAGTCAACTGACCACCGCCAGTCATACCTGTGCCTGCAATCACCTGGGTGCTCGTGGGAACACCCGCCACGCTCAACAGGTCACCCACGCGGATCTGGTAGTTATTGCCTTGGTAGACGATCATCATCAACGAGTCTTCCGAAGCCACCGGGGCAACCGGCAGTTGCGTAAGTCTAGTCGGAATCAGATTGCTAGGTACTTCAGACATTTAGAACTCCAAATAACCTTCACCGTCTTCGGTGATGAAAAACTCATCGCCTTGCTCTTGAATGACGCCAGCAGGATGAGTATTAATGGGGGTGTCCGGGCGGTTAAACGGTAGAACAATCTGATCAGGAGCACGAGGAGCAAGACGGTACGGGTCATACTCGTCACGATCTTCTTCACAGACCATCAGGCCGGGATAATTAGGATCAGGAGACAACTCAGACAGCAGCATTTTGCGCGAGCAACGACCGCAGATAGCAATACCGTAAGTCGGTTGGCCGGTGGGGTCTAAATAGAGGCTCATGCGGTGTAAGCCCTAATTCCGGGGTTGATCTGAATGGGTGAACCGTCGTTATCACCGTCCCATGCCCGCTGCAAACTAATTGCGGCTTTCTGCTCACGCACAGCCATCACCTGCAAATCAACTTGCGGGGTCTCAGCCGCAACGCGGGCAGCGAGGCCATCAATAATTGCCTCAAGCCACCTCTGAGGGACTTCGACCTCTTGCCTAAGGTTTTGTGTGTCCATGATCTGCCGGTGCCTCCAGAGCACGAGCTGAGCCTGTTCTGCGGCTGAGAACGGCGCAGGCCAGAGGTAAACTACTGGCTCAGGCAGGTCACGCTGAAAATAGTAGTTGCTCGGGCGACCCGGAAACACCTTGTTGCTTTGATTGACGTAGCTGTCACGGTTCAGCTGACCGAGCGGAATTTCCTGCGGCAAGTTACCCAATTCAATCGCCGTGTAGTTAAACACGTCGTTAGGGTTCTGCGTGTAAATGCGGAAATACTGGTAGGGTAGCGCCCCGCTGATATCAGTCCAAGAGATCTCGCCCGCGACGTCGGTGTCGTCGTAAGAACCGACGGTTGTCCAGGTTGAGCCGTTAGTGCTGACTTGAAAATAAAGGGGAACAGAAGGCCCAGACCACTTTACACCAACAGTGTCAACGACCGTGGTGGTCGTAAAATTGACTTGGTAGAGATTACCCGCCGTAGTGTTAACGCCGGTAACAATCTGCAACGTGCGATAGTTCAGGTTCAACACCTCAACCGTACCGGGCGGCAGTACGACCACCGGTTGATTCTGATACATGGGAAGAACCATCTTCTCAATGCACCAGCTTGGTGTTTTGATGTTCGCTAACTCAGATAGAAACAGATAAAGAGAATCCAGAGCGTAGCTGTGCATCTCAGAAGTGATGGACTGGGCAGGCAAGCGGCAACGCCGGAAGGCGTGGTCAACCACCTTCAGTGCGTTAAATGTTGTACCGCTAACTGCGCCTGAATAGGCCATACTAACTCCATTATGTAGTCAGATGGCCGCTGATACAGCGAACCCCTCGTTTGACGAATTATAATTCAATAAAGCCGAAAGAACAAGTCACTTCTTTTTCTTGTCAGCGCGACGTGCCTCAGACATGGCAATCGCCACGGCTTGCTTAGGGTTCGTGACCTTGGGGCCGGTCTTGCTGCCAGAGTGCAAATCACCCGCCTTGAATTCGGTCATAACCTTGTCGACCTTCTTGTAACCCGCCTTAGGCATAACCGCACCGCCGGACTTCATTTTCATCTTAGGGCCAGGCAGCTTGGGCGCAGTGTGTGCTCGAGTTTCACCGGGGTTCTTGTTATTCTTGATACCCAGGCTGCTCTTGTCCTTGAGCATACCACCCGGCTTGATCATGGTCTTGACTTCGCCGCCGGTCTTCATACCCTTCATCTCGGCTTTGTCGTAACGCATTTCAGACTTTACACGCTTGATCTCTTGACCAGCGTCTTTGCGCTTGGCTTCAACGCGGTTAAGTTCTTCACGCTCATTGCGGATGGTTTTACCCATGTCGCCGCCACGCGAGTAGCCTTTGACCATCTGCTTTCCAGCGGAGCCAGAGTAGCCAGCGTGGCTAGGAAACTCAAACTCTTTCACATACTTAAAAGACTTGCTCATTTCTGACTCCTGTCTGAATGATAACCCTCAATTAGCCGGTCTAGCTTCGCATCAAGAACCTCAAGTCGGGTCATCACCCGGTTGATGTCGGCGTGTACTTCAACCTTGGTTACGTATTCTTTTGCGACTTCCTCACGAGTCCTGTTAATCAAAATAGTCACTCGGTTCAATTCAGAAGATTTATCTTTCAAAATCCAGCTGAGCAACCCTATAAGAAGTGACAGAACTGTGTTCCAAAGCATGATCTCCATGACTACAACACCTTACGGCTGCGTGCCATAGGTTTTGATGCACTCAAGAACAATAGAATAAGTGTCACCAGCAGAAGCGTCGTGTGTGGTGAATAGAACATCTCCGTTCACCCCGGTACCCGCGTTGCTCGGAAGACCGCCAAATGTAGAAAAATCCATCAAGTAAGCTGTGTTTTGAGGAACCAGCCACGCAAACGCATCGGTGGTTGCGTCAAACAAAATGCGAACATTCATACCGTGCACCGAACCCCAGATCTTGTTGATCTTGACGCCGTTGCAAGCGTTACCAGCAGCGTTAGGGCGCAGTGTGGAGACATCAATCTTAACGACCGCTGTCTCACCTGTTCCGTCAGAAATGTTCGTGAACTTGCCGATGAACAAGCGGTCACCGTCAAGAATAGTTTGTGATGTAACAGCGTCCGCCATACCTATCTCCTCAAAAAGAGAAGGCCGCTGACGACCTCCTCTGTTTTACCAAATCAAGCCGCAACTGCGCCGTTAAGCGAGACAATGTCCCAACCGGCAACAGTATAAATCAGCATCGCGCTGTCACCCACGTTGGTGAACGTGATGGTGGTGAAGCCGATTTTAGTGGTAGGAGTAAGAACAGCAGAGCCACCATCAACAACGTGGCTGATGATTTTGATCTGACCAAGAGTACCGTTAGCCAGTGTCAAAGCCTGAGCAGCGCCGGTGGTGGTCAAAGAGGTGAGCATGTCAGTGATGTTTACCGCGCCCGCGCCAGACAGCGCCTGATTGGTCGCGATCACGTCGCCGGTGATGTTGCCCGTGACGTTGCCGGTAATGTTACCGGTGAAGTTACCGATGAAACCGTTGGTCGAAGTGACGGGGCCGGAAAAAGTAGTAGAAGCCATTTTAAATTCCTCTCATGCGAGATAAGGTGTCGTAGTCTGCATGACGTCAGCCGGGGCTGTCTACAACACCGGGTAAACCCGGAAAATCTTGAAAAACGGGGGGCCGAAGCCCCCCGCCCTCATTTAGACGCCAGCGGTACCGAAGATACCACGCGGGTCAGTCCAGCCGAACACATAACGCTCGGTAGCCTTGTAGCGCATGGAGTCAGTTTCGAAGTCACCTTCCATGGACTTTTCAAGACCACGACGCATCAGCAGCTTCAAGCCTTCCGGCGCATCCGTCTGAATCCACCAAGCAGTGGTCGACGTGATACGCGAGAGGTTCGCCTGACCTTCGGCCAGGAGACCCATCGACTTGACGGGGTTGATGTCGTTGTCAGCAGTGCCGGAACGCAAAACGCTCTTGAGAAGCGTTTCAGCCTGGAAGACGTTGCTGGGACCAGTAACGATCTTCCTCGGCGTCAAGCGGATACGCTTTCCGTTGTTGTCAACAGCGTTGCGGATCTGGATCAGCAGCTGCTCAAGCGACGTCTGCGACAATGCCGCAGGAGTCGTCAGCTGGTTGCTGAACGTGCCGTTGACAATCGGGTGGTTAGTGGCAACCAGAGCCACGCCGTCGCCGCCGGGGTAGGCAGCGTTGAAAGCGCGGTTCAGGATGTTAGCACCCAACGTCTCCTTCGTTTCGATCAGCGACTGGGCCAAATGCTTGGCATAGGTCTGACCGATACGAATGTGGTCGCCGTCTTCCACGAGGACCTTGGTCAAGCTGAAAGCAAGACCGTAGACCTTGTAGAGATAACGCTGCAAGAACAGCACGCCACCAGACTGGTAGCTGACTGCCATGCCATCCGGCAGTTCCGGCGCAGCGCCGAAACCGTAAAGCACCGGCTCCTCGTGATAATTCCGAGGAATACCTTTCTGCTCACGGAACACCATGTTCCATTCATCAGCGCGCTGCTGATAAACACCGTCGAACACTTCATTCAGGATGGGCTCGACTACTGACCGGAAGTCAGTACTACGCATAGGGGTAGCCATAGTTCAAGCCCTCCTTAAATGCTATTAACCGGAGCCTTGTATGCGGCTTCGTTCAGACGAACGGTAACCTGCACGTAGGCATCAGTCAAAGAGTCGTTGATGTTGTATGCAAAACCGGTGATCTGGAACTGGCCAGAAGTCGCCTGAATTGCGGTGAGCTGGCAGGTGCTCAGACCAGTCTGAGTCGAACCGCCGGGCGATGCCACAGTCCAGTCGCACTCTTCGCCAACTGCGGTTTGCACCGTGGTGCCCGCAGAAGGGTTGGTGTACTGAACATCATACAGCGTTTCCGGATCGTCGTACACCCATGCCACGATTTCCGTGCCAGTAGCGCCCGAGGGCCAAAAAGGGCTGATAGTAGGCTTGCCGCCAGCATCAAGGTACTGGCAACCGGCAAAGATACCGAGCAGCGTGATGCCGTCAGTAGTGCCGGTACGGGTACCATCGCTGGTACCAAGCTGGATAACACCGTTATCGGTCAGCTTCACGGGGTCACCCGAGAAGATGTTGGCCGCATAGGTGCTAGCGATTACATAGGCTTTCGGGCGCATCTGGCCACTGTTGTGGTAAGACGGACGAAAACCAAAGGGTGCGCTAGTCGAAGACATAGTGTGCTCCTAATGGTTAAAGGGATTTATCAGGACAGATCAAAGATCGGTTCCCGGTTTTGCCCAATCTCCCTATTGCCATCACCCATAGTCAACTTCGACTTCGATACTCGAGCCTGATTCTCCAAAAACTCTGCCGTGTCGGTGAGTTTTTCTTCTTCGCGCAGCGGGGCGTTATGGTGAGCCTCGCGCATGTACTTTTCGTACAGCGAAATCGGGAGTTTGAAGGCGAGCATCTCGTTCACCCCGATGAACCCCTGCCAGTCGCCAGTCTTCATTGTGGCGTATTCCCAGCCTGGAACTTCTTCCGGCTTTACGGGTTCGTAACCAAGACGAATCCGGGTCTGGATGGAATCACGAGGGTTAGTCGTAGTCAGCCAGCACGTGTGCCAGCCGGGGATTTTAGGCAAGTCCGGTAGAGAGGACTGGAAAAATTGCTGCCGGAACATCTCAACCCGCTCATCATCTGAGATTTCGCGATTCTGGGTTACAGCGCGATCTTCCATCGCCCTGTTCTCACGAATGTCTCCAGCGGATTTCTTCAGTCGTTCATCGGTCATTACTCGCTCCTTTCAGCGATTGTGGTCATTATAAGGTGGAAAAATTGAAAAGGCAAGCCATTCAAGCTTTATTCGTGCGATCGTATTCAGCATAGCGTTTTACGTACTTTGTACGCAGCACGGGGTCATCCCAGACGCCAGCTTCAATCAGCGCCTGCTTACGCTCAGGAGAGATATAAATCTCTTTGCGTGTGCTGGCGGGCGCATACTCTCGGCCGGAACCGACAACAGGGCCACCACGGGGAGTGCGCTCTTCACGCGGCTCAGATTCACGACGCCGAGAAGATTGCTTGTCAGCTTTACCAAAACGCTCTGGCAGACGGCGAGCGGCACGGCTGCGCAACTCATCCCAGTACTCTTCGCTTGACGGGTTGTAACCATCTTTAGCGAGTGATTGGTCAATAGCGATGACGATTGCTGAATCTTCGTCGCGACCCTGAGCGTCGTACCACGGGTTCTCGCTGATGAACTCTTGCGCATAACGCATAGTACGGTCATCAAGAGCCGGAGTGGACGGACGCTGGTTGGCGGTCTGCTGCTTCTGAAACTGAAGCTGCTGAGCACGGCGCATAGCCTCATCACGGTAGCGCATCGCCTTAGTGACGTCTTCACCGTTACCGGCTTCAACTGCCTTGGCAATAACACGCTCGGCCATCTCAGCTTGATTAACGGCTTCCGCAATAGCGGCGTCAATCTGGCCCAGGTCGGCTTGGTGAGTGCGCTGCTCAACGCCCAACAAGCGACGCTCAAGCTGGTCGTTCTGCTTACGCAGAAAATCCAACTCTACCTTGTCACGCTTGATGGCTTCGTCACGGCGCTGCTTACGCTCCAGCTTTTCAAGGCGGCGGCGCTCGCGGATAGCTTCGCGCTCTTTTCCGTCAGAACCGCTGTCGTCATCGTCATCGTCAACTGCGATGCGACGATCATCATCGTCCTGATCATCATCGTCACGATCCTCAGCGTCATTTGACAACTCATTAGGATCTTCTACGATGATGATATCGTCCTTGATGTCGTCATCTTCTTTAAGTACGTCTGCCATTAGTCATCTCCTTTTCAGATGAATGCTTTGATAGCCAACGGGTCGCCAGTGACGCGCCCGATGATATCAAGATCGTTAAAAATTACGAACATAGCGTTTTCGCCGTTCCCCATGGGTACTTCCCACCGGTCGCCGCCGTATTTGGCGACGCGAACGTAATCACCATTTTCACACCACGAGCCTTCTGGCCAGGGTTCCATTGTGTTCCGGTTGCAGAAAGCCAGCGGCCCTACGGCCACAACCTTACCCACCTGCGTGTTCCACTTCTCAGTGTCCTGCGAACCGAAATCAAGAATGATTCCACCCTTGCTAATCTTTTTCGGGGTGCGGATCTGGATCAGAACACGGCTACCGAAAGGCTGAATACCGGCATCTACTGTCGGGAAAGCCTCCGCCAACGCGTCCTCAGAGATCATTGTCAAGATGTTTCTCCTCATCAACAAGTTTTAAGAGTACGTTGACTGCGGACTCATAACCCGCAACCATACCTACGCGATACCCGTACTCAAAAGCATCGCGCTCTACCGGACGCTTCAAGGCATCAATAGCGAATTGCTGTTGTTCTGCCTTGAGAGCGTTCAGAAGTTTGGTTTCAATATTCACGCCGGTGTCTTGGGCATCTTAGGCTCAGACGGGAGCTTCTGGCCGGTGATTTTCTCACCAGCGGCCATCCGCTTGTGCTGCTTGACGAGTGCACCTTTAAGGGGCACTGTGCCTGTGGTTGGTTTGTCGCTCATGCTACTTCTCCTTTAGGGGTTAGGGTTAATTCCGGTACCAGTGCTAACTGCGACTCGCTCACCCGTGGCCATTTCGGCTGCGGCGAGCAGTTTCGCGGTTTCGTTATCGTCAGTGTTCATCTTTTCACGGCTCGCAATCTCAGCCATGGTGCGTTGATTTTCAGCAGCTTCCTTAAGCTGCTCAGATTGCATAGCTTCAGCGCGAGCGCGCTGGGCGTCAGCTACCTTCATCTGCTCAAGCTGCAATTGAGCGGCGTCATTCTGCTGAGCCTGTTGCATCTTAGCTTGCTCAATCTGAGCGCGCATCTGCATATCTTGGCCCCTGACCTGAGCGTTGATCTGCGCGACCTGCATGCTGTTGTCCGGCGGCATCGGCGGTTCAGGCCGGAACTTCTGCGCCATCTCGTCAATCTGGGCAAGCTGCGTAGCGAACTCTTCACCAAGCTGTTGCTCAATGAACTGCTGCACCTTGATGATGACTCCCACCTGAGCTTCGGCTTCTTCTGGGATCAGCTTCTCACGCTGCGCCTGATCAACCGCGTTATGCGCTTCAACCAGATAATAGTTCAGCAGGTGATCACGCAAGTGCTGGGCGATTGGGTACAGGTACGTCTTAGTGATAGCCGGGTTGCTACCAAACATAGGCGACTTGAGGAACGCCAAATGTGTTTGCAAATGCGCAACGTGGTCTTGCTGCGGCAACACGTACACCGGACGACCCATAGCGGCAGCGACGTTCTCACTGACCGGATCCATGTCTTCGCTCGCCGGAGCGGGCTGCAACACTTCATCAGCGGGCACCTTCATAGCGCGGAGGAACATCTCCTCCACCTTACGCGGTTCATACAATTGCGGCACCAGAGCAGCACGCTGCATAATCGCCTGCACCTGAGCGAACCGCTGCGTCTCGCTGAAGATAGCCGGGTCGCTAACCGGGATAACGTCTAGCGGGCCGTCAAAGTCAGACGGGTTGATCTCAAGCCCTGCGGCATGAGCCTCAAT